TTATTCTTCCTCCTTTTCTAGAACGATTGGCTCTTCGAGATAATTTACCAGCACTGTATTCATTGCATCAACGTAAGCAACCCTATCTGCGTGTCCCCAGAAATGGAGCTGATTATCTGCGGACGGCGTGTAATATTTCAGGAACACCATTCTTGTACAGAATGGAATATACTGAACAGCCTTGTCCATTTTAATAATTTCATTTCTTTTTACGTCAAACGTCGAGTTATTCAACGCAGCATTGTCCGTCGAACTCAGCAGTGCCATATTAGCAATTGAATGCAAATACTCTGTATTACCCTTAACCGAAAGTAAGTCTACAACTCTCTGCTGAATTGCATCAAACTCCTGACGTTCCAGTTTATCCTTAGCAATAGCGCTATTCATGAGTTCAATCAATTCTTCAGAATCATCACTTACAGACTTTACAGACGGAATATGAAGTGTGAGCCACTCTTTCCACATTTCCTGTGTTCGTAAACCTTCTGACTGTTGCGCATGAATATGCTCCAGGCTCCAGGTCACTTTGCCACCTCTGCCAAATTTGTATTTATCAAATGGGAACCACTGAGAATGCTCACCATTTCTTCGGACTGATTCAACATTAAATAATAGAAGCAATGTGGCAATCTTTTTCTGATCTAATGGTTTCTCGTAACTTAAATCTGAGTAGTTACCCTTAATTTTTATGCTGTCTCGAATATAGCCATCAAGGGAGTCCCTAAAATCATCCTTAGTCTTATCCTTCGAAAGGTCGAAAATCTTCTGAAGTGTCAGTATTCCGGACGCAATAAGATAACCAATCTTATGATATAGTTCATGGTTTCCATGCCAATCCTTCAACACTAAGAACGTCTGCTGGATGCTCCGCCAGATGCTGTCTAATGACTTGGTCTGACGCATTTCATCAAATTTAAAGAATGTATAATACTTCTCCCTATTATCAGCTGGCTTTCCTGATATAAGATCCAACACGAGATCTATTCTTGTCTGATAGTCAGCATTTGCTTTATTCGTCAAGAAGTACCACAGAGAATTGTTGTGGAGTTCCTTCTCCATGTTATCCCACTGAAGAGATATCTCTTCTTGTTTTTCCTTATCGACATCTTCGTCAGTATCTTTGCTAAGAAACATAGCTTTTACCAGTTCTGCATTTGTAAGTGGTATCTTACCAATATTCAAACGTGTAAAGAGACCAATCGCGTCCTCAGCTTCTCCAACCTCATACCAGATAATTTTTACGATTTCATCAAAGTACTTATTTACATTTGTCAGAGTAGATTTTCTGTCCCTTGCAGAAAACCATTTCTTGATACTTTCATAAGCAGCACAAAGGAACCAGAAATCAATGTTTTCTTCCTTGCGGGATTCGTCGATTGATTTTAAGAACTCCTCAGACTTCTCTCTGGTTTCGTATGAAAGGGTAAATCTCGGCTCATCTATAAAGCCAAAACTCTCTTCATTCATAAAACGGTATATAAGATAGATAGTTGTTAGACGCTGCTGCCCATCAATCAATTCATATCTATCACCATTTTTTCTTACTACAACCGGCTGTAAACAGTAGTTGCGTTTGCCCTCAGTAGAATAAATATCATCGAGCAGACGAACTACTTCTGTTTCTCCCCAACGATAACCACGCTGGTAAGAAGGAACATAAAAGTCTCCTGTTATATCCCCGACAAGCTTTGTGTCGAGTTTAATCTCATTATTCATATAGCTACAATTCCTTTACTTGGTCTTTTTCACATAAGTAAGCTCAATGTCATAGCCGAGCTGTTCCATCATCTGGACAAATGTCTTATTCACAATCTTTTCTGGACTCTTGATAAGACGGTTCACATATGACGGAGATGTGCCTACCTTCTCAGCGAGTTCTGCTTGAGTGGTCTGTTCTTCTACGCACTTAACTTTTACATCTATTTCAATATTATTTCTAAGCATCTAACTCACCGTAGCACTTTCTGTACAACTAGATTTCACTATCAGTTCAATTTATTATACCACACGAATGTGAACATTTCATCATGGTACAACAAAAAAAGACAGCCAGATCATTTCGACTGACACGCCCCCTGTCAAGTAGACAGCGCAAAAAAAAAACATTCCATGTATTGACCAAAAGCAGTCTGTGCAATTTGTGCTTGCCACAGCGACCGCCATCCGGTCAAGCAGCATACGTTTCATGGTATTCCATCGGGTCATACAATTCAGCTTGAGCTGGTAACGCCTTGTATTGTAGTACCTGATGTATTCTTCTATCGCCAAAATCAGTTCATCCTTATCTGTAAACTTGCGGAGATAGTACATCTCGGATTTAAGGATTCCCCACCAGCCTTCCATTGGATCATTATCAATGCATCTTCCGACACGTGACATACTCTGTATCATTCCAGCGTCAACAATTTTTTGATGAAAAACCCTGTTGGTGTATTGAAATCCTCGGTCACTGTGGAAGATTGGATGTGCGTCAGGATTCAGATGAACTGCTTCATCAAATGTGGGAAACACAAGATCGTTGTTGTTACTGTTGCCAATTTTGTAAGCTACGATACGCCTGTCATAAAGGTCGAGAATTGCGCTAAGATACAGCTTTTTCACGGTCATGCCAATATAGGTAAATAGCCGTCATTAACTGTCACACCTACTGTCATCAGTCCTCTTCAATAAAGTCAGATTTCAGTTTTAACCCCTTGATATACCTGCCTTTACGGTCACGGAAACGTTCAAATCCTATTGATTCCAAAGCAGTGTAGAAATCTGTTGTGCTGCGAGTAAACTCACCCACCTGGGTACAGAAGATTCGATACTCGTTATATACCTCGCTCGATTTTGCCACATAAGCAGAGTCAAGTTCACAGCGTTCACTTAAAAAGTAGGAAAGCCAGTCATTGCTTTCCTTATAATGCTCAATAGCATCACGCACCTTCTGTGGCGGGTCAATCTTATAGTTGTCTGCGATTACCTTTCTTGCACCTTCGATAACCCATGTAAGGATTGCACCACCTGCCTTTTCAAACAGATAGTCTGCATAGTTCTTGATATCAGCACTTCCTTCTATCTTGGCATCAAACGGAATAACGATAAGTCTTCTCCAGGTACCTTTATCAATCGCACCAACCTTTGGCAGGTGGTTGGTATAAAGCACAAGTGTATGTGTGGGAGTATATGAAAACGGATCTTTATACTTCTTTTCAGCATAGATTTCATCGGTAGAACAAAGCTGCTTTACATTGGCAGTATTCAATCTCATACCTTCTTCAAGTTCTGCTGCAATGAGCATTCTCTTACCCTTTGCCTCGGCAAGTTCTGGCTTGACATTTCTTCTGCATCCAACTGTCAGCATATCGGCAGAAATGTTTCCTGAATATGTACCAAGAACCCTTGCGATAACATTCCAGAAGGTAGACTTACCATTACGACCTTCTCCATATGCGATAATGAGTGCCTCCACATACACCTTACCGATTGCAGAAAGACCAACCATTCTCTGAACATAATCGATAAGGTCTGTGTCCTTTAAAAAGAATGTATCAAGTGCAGCTGCCCATATATCTGCTCCATCACTTGATGGGTCAACGGTTGTCTGCTTTGTGATGAAATGCTCTGGTCTGTGTTCCATCGGAAACTTGATGCCCTGTCTTAAATCATAGGTAAGAGTCGGTGTATTAAGCATGAACTCATCAGCATCAAGATTTCGCTGTTCCACTTCAAGCATCGGACGAGCCTCTTTTAAAGTGGCTGCAATGTTCTTTGTATCTCTTCGCTTAATGGCATACTTCTTATATGCAACGGCATCTTCATACATCTCATAAGCATGAGCCTGCTGTTTATTGAACATCTGCACAGCTTTTTTCGGACCCACGGATACAAGAATTTCCATGCCACCATTCTTTACAAGTTCATCCATAGCCTTCTTCATTTCGGTTTCAGCCTCTGCAAGCTGTCTTTCCGTCAAGTCCTGGGAAACACCCTGGGATTTTGGTTTTGACTCTTCCCAGAAACTGCCGTTGTAGACCATGTAATCAGTCGATGGGGAATAGCGAAGGATATCCTTATACTCGGTTGCAAGAACAGTAGCCTGTCCCACATCCGAGAAATCATTCGGCTTTAATCTGCAGTCAGAGTTGTACTGTTCAGGTGGAATGTAACCTTCCTGGTTTGCCACCTTGTTACCGAACTTTGATGCACTTCGCCATATCATCTTGAGTTCACTTTCAGGAAGTGGTGGATTACAGAGTTCTGCCTTCTTAAGGAAAATCTGATAAGCCTCTTCTGTATTTCCGTACCTCTTGATGATTTTCCCCGCGATATGACTCATGGTACTGTTGCGTTGTCCCTCCGGTACTTGCTCAAGACTCGCATCAAAATCCGCAAATTTGTCTTCTCCTAAGAAATCCACAACGATTTTATCACCCTCATAGAACTCCACTTCATCAGAGTCATTGCCATAAAGGAATCTTGCAGAGTCTAAAGCACTGGTATCGTAATAAGGAAATGCAGATGCAATTCTCTTTTTTAGTTCTGCATACTTCTGCTCATCCGATACAATTTCAATAGGGAAAAAGATATGAAATCTTGGTCGTGCATACTTATCTCCCTTTGGAAGATTGTTGTGTCTGCTATATGATACAGCAAAAGCAACACCCGGTATTTCAAGTGCTATATCAAGAGGAGTTACCCATTCATACGGGTTATCTGAATGGTCATTATCACAGTCAAGTGGAATACAGTCGGAGAACTCGAAATTATCCTTACTTCGATAATTTCCTTTATACTTTGCAGTTACATGGTCCATCTTCGTTGCTTTGATAAAGGAGTCCTTGTTGGTAACAATCATCTTATTGGGATACATACAGTTCCCGCTGTTGCCGACACAATCTGCTGTGTATATAGTGAAATTAAGCATATTCGTTTACCTTCTTCATCGCATGGTCAAACCATTTGATTTTCATTCTTCTTTTCTTGGCAACACCGATTTCACGAGTCATACCGCGGCTAACCACTCCGTCGAATACCCAAAGTTCCGTGCATTTGCCAAGAAGCACATAGTTAAAGTGCATAGCCATTGCTCTTTCTCTTTCATTGCCGTCATCCATGAACTGTAGATAGAGAAGATGAGGTGTTATCGGGATAGCATTCTTATCAACGAGAAATCTGCTGTATACTTTTGCGTTCTTGACATTATTCTTGATGTCGCCTGCATACGGACTGCAAACATATACCAAAGGAAGATAGGCAGCCATTTTATTAGCTGCCTTTTCTTCACGCTGGATATTGGTAATAGCCTCATATGTAGTAGGGTCACAATAGCCTTCGGCGTTGTACTTATCAATACCAATATCTTTAGCCCTCCTGTTCCATTATCGGGAAAATTTCATCTTTCTTCAGCAGGTCATAGATAAATAAGCGACCTTTCTGCGTCCAGTAAGTATATGGTTTAGAGTGCGGCAAACCATCTGATCCGTTGTATGTATGGGTCTTAGTAGATGTAAGTCCCATCTCGGCGTATTCCTTATATAGCAGCCATATTTTATTCCCCTACTTAAACTGGATACCCTTTTCATGGAGATACTGGTTCATGCGATTAGCCGTCCAGCCATAATCTTTTGCAATGACGGAAATCGCAACTAAGTCCTTACAGTTCAGCACAACATCACAATAACTTGCTTTCGGTTTCATCTCAGTGATCTGCTGGTTCTGAACTGCGACCGTTTCAAGTAATTTTCTATTCTGTTTTTGAACAAGTACCAACTGCTCGTTTGCAAACTGCAGTGCCCTTGCCATAACAGACTCAGGAGAATTCCAAGCTTCTTCGATCTTGATAAAATACTGACGGAACTTTCTGCCTTTCTCCGAACGCTGGATCATACAAAGTTCCTTAGCCATTGCTATTGTGAGTTGATGATCCACTGCAGGTCTTCCACCTGTACTTTCGCTCATAAATGAGCTAAAGTCCGTCCCCTCTGCGAACCCATAATCGCACATCCTTGGAAACCAATCTTTATACGCAGTCTTAATTTCCAATGCAGCGTGAGGATCTCGACCACTCACAGTAGGTCGGTCACTGTCATAATTAACTTTGATTAAATCAGTCATCTAAAATGCCTCCTTATGAATATTATTGGAGAAATCACCCTCCTACCTATTAGCCTTTGTAGGAGAGTGAAAAGGACGTTATTTTTTAAAAACTTTTTTTAATTTGCTGATTGATCTTCTATAGCGGTGACTTACATTGTTTGGTTCGTCACCGATCGATGCTGCATATTCACCGACTGTTAAGCCATCAAGTGCAACGGCAATGACCATATCTGCCGCTGATGGTTTTAAAGTTTCACGAATTTTTGACAGAGAGCCTCATACTCCCACTGATTGCTGCGATCGATTTCCTGCTCGTAATACACGGACGGATCCCGCACTTCTTCGATGAGTGGTTCAAATTCGTCAACCGCATTGATTTTTTCATCAAGCTTTTTCCTAGTAAACCCTCTGTGGCGATTGAATTTGTGCCAGTTGTTGTAGTCGGGTCTGTTGTACTGCTTGTCCCACGCATTTTGAATCGCCTGCTCCTTTTCTTCCTGGGTCATGTTGTCATCACAATCAAGTGATAAGCTTACCCACATTTCATCAGTTGCCTTTGCATCCAGCTCAATAGTCTGGAATTCGTTCTCATAACGAATCTTTAATTTCATAGTTTCCTGCCTTTCTGCCTGGTTCTCGCAGAAGGGCATAGGAAACAAATAGGGTCGGTGCTTATAGAAGTACCGACCCATCAAGCCTGAAAAAGGGCATAAGGAAATAAGGGTACTTCTATCGCACCTTTCACAGGTTGTCCTGTGATCGATGCCGATATCTGTATCCCAATGCCCTTATAGCTAATCAGGCCTTGTGATGTTATTTTTTTGAGTGCCTCTAGCACTTAGTTGAATTCACGTAATGAACTCAACTAAGCATCAGAGAAAATTACAATTTCCGTAAAAATGTAGTAGGCTTATGGGGCGAACTCGTCTTCAGTAGCTTTGATGCCTAAAAAGCGGTATAGCAAACAAAGAATACACATTAGCGTTTTTGCTGATAAAACAGTTTTAGCGAACATATGTATCCAGTATTATCTATACATACTCAGGCTCGTTGTGAAACTTTGACCTATGGGAGAAATACCCTCACTATATTACGGACATTTTTCTCCCTATTTTATAACGAAATAATCAATCTCACTGAATTTTTGTAAAAAAATAGACAGCCGAGAAAGAGTACTCCAATAAAAGTACTCTTACATCTCGGCCGTCTAGCAGTTCTGTGTTATTTCTTATATATCCTGTAATCTAAAATTAGCTCTTTATGCTTTTACATATCTCAGATATGAATTGTAATGATTGCTTACAGTTGCAAACGAATTTTCAGTTGTTCTTGTAAGTATCGTGATGGTGTCTTTACGCTGTATTTTGATGCTCGTATTTACAGGCATATGTACAGTTGTCATGCTGTCTTTATATTTTACGTAAACATTACCCGTTCTTTCGTCCGCTTTGCAAACAATATGTCCTTGATAATCATAATAATTTTTCACGTTTTCTCTCTCCTTTATAATTCATGTCACGTTAGCATACTAGCTAACACTATTGCTAAAATAAAACAGCGGGCGGTAAGACCCGCTGTAATTAAGCTTGTGTGTGCATTTATGCAGAAGGTTTCTGCTGCAGTAAGTACTCCAAATACCCTAGTGTTTTCAGCCTATGTTTTGCTGCTTCCTCGGATACATTAAAAGTTTCTGAAATACAATAAATCAAATTAAACAGCTTGAGTACATTGGTAGGTATTCCACCCTGTCTTTCAACACATATTTCAACTGAACTCTTTGGCATTAGAGTTGCAGCTGAAAAGCTGTTTGCGTGCCACTCCATCCAATCATCATCAAGCCATTCGTGAGTATTTGTTCTTCCAGTGCTTCTTTTTTCTAAACGGCAAGGTATTCCGCCGCTATTAGCATAAACAGCTGAATGAAATACTGCGTACCCGCACTCGTGTCCCATGGTGTATCTGTATCGGTGTTCCTGATTAGCCTCTAACAGACGAGAATCGATCATAATCGTATTTGCACATTCCTCGATATATTCCGCACGATTTGTTTCAGGGTCGAAAATCGGTATTTTGTTAGTGTCTTTGAATACCATCATTCCTAGATACACACCATTGTGCGATAAATACTTATAGTCTACATTAAGTCCGAGAAACATTTCTGCGAAAGCATCAATGTCTAGGGGTGCTGGATCTACAAGTATATCGGACTGAAATGCTCTGACATATGTCTCGCCGATATCATCTATTTGTTATCTGCTTAGAATAGGTACACCGTTTGCTTTTGTTATATAGCTGGGACTTTCCATTCCTTACCCTTTCCTCTGTTTAAGCTCCTCTACAAATTTCAGCCAATCATCCTCATCAGCGTCAAGGTCACGAGCAGTGCGCAGTGCGGCTGCAACATAATCTCTCTTCATGATATAGTCCGGCAAGTCAGGAGCAACAGAATTTCTTTGCTTGCCGGCGAGGTCAAACATGACGGCCTTTTCTTCCTCTGTAAGTGACAGGATCTCAGCGATCTTATCAAGCTTTTGAATCTCCGGGGGATTTCGCCTATCTTTTTCAATGTCAGTAAGATACGGTGCAGTAATCCCGATAAGCTCTGCCATCTTCCGCAGTGTTATCTCGTTCTCAAGCCGTTTCTTTTGAAGGAATTCCCCAAAACTCTCATATTGTGCTTTCATTCTTTTCACCTTTTTTTAATTATTCAAACCCTATTCAAACGCTTTATCCACTTTTTAATTCAATTCACTTTAAATATTACAGCGTTAATGGGCAAATTTTATTTTGTCTAGGTGGATAGTTAACGCACGTCTGCGTGTTAGCATTTAAGCTAACAATGATATTATATCACGCTTTTTCTGTCTTGTCAAGGGGGTTAGTTAGATTTTTTGAATTTTTCAGTAGTTTCATTGATCCTATACACATTAACAAAATGGACGGATACGTAGTAATACATTTGATGTTCACTCCGTTTTGATTGCACCAATCTGAAACGCTTAGTCCACTTTCATTTCTGTCCACTGTTTTAGCTTGACTTTTTTTCACCTTTGCTATCTCGTTCATTATGATCAACTACAATTAGACTTTTTTGCTTACTTCTAGTTTAGTCTATTGGGTGTTCGTTGGAAAGGTGGGAGGTTATTGAGCGTGTACAATTAAATAACCACATTAGAGTATCGACCTAATCCAGTGTGGTCATTTTGTTATCTCGAGTACCGAAATGATATGTGGGGTTATTTTATAGAATGTTCCCAATATGCGTGCCCCACTAGAGTATCGATTCACTCACATGTGATTTTTTTATTTTGCTTGTTTGTTTTTCGAATGGTTTTTTATAAATTCTTTTACTTCAAATTTCAATTTGTCGCAGTCTGATGCATAAAGAGCAAATTCATCTTGAAGATGTTTTGGTGGAAGTGGAACTTTAATTTTTTTCATTGGTGTATTCATCAGCTTATCATTTCCAACATGATTTACGTGTTTGTACGCAATTTTTCCAAGTATGTATGCAAGGTATTTCATATTCACTATAGAATGATCTTTTGCTTTTAGAGTTCCGCATACATTTGTGCAGCTAAATTTCCCATTTCTATAAAACACAGTTCCTGCATTTACACCGTCAGTGGTCCAAGTAATATACTCTCCTTCAAAATCATAGGTGTTAATATATCCAAAAATTCCTTCGTTTGTTGTTTGGGATGAATACACAGGAAACTCCCCGTGATTTGCTACAAT